TCCTCTGGAATTATTCGCTCTAAGGTAATAGTTAATAGTCCATTAGAAAGTTTCGCTTCCTTAACTTCTATATCATCTGATAAATTAAAACTTCTTCGGAAGGATCGGTGAGCTATCCCACGATGTACTTCCTGATTAGTTTCTTCCTTATTAGATTTATTATAGGATATAGTAAGAACTTTATCTTCAAGAACAACTTCAATATCTTTATCTGTCATTCCTGCTAAAGCCATTTCTATTCTATAAGTATACTCATCTCTGAGAATGTTATAAGGAGGGTAAGTTCTATTACGATCCCTACCCAAACAATCAAGTTGTGAAGTAGCAAGCATATCAAAAAGCTTATCAAACCCTATAAACGAGTGTGAGAACATTGGATGTTTGGTATCCAATAACCATTTTTCAGTAGTCATATTTTACTCCTTATTTAAGCAAGTTATGAGGCTATCTACAACTAGCCTCTAATATACCCCTTAGAACGCCTGTAAGCCCTTCTAAGAGACTTTCTAAGCTATACCCTACTCCTACCCTTATTTCTAGCTGGTCGAAGCTTAGATACGTTCTGAGACTGTCTCATATTATATCTAGAGTATGGCTTCTTTTTTAATAAAGCTTTAGGATATTCAGCTTTTCTCGGCTGAAGACCTGTCGCTTTATCAATTCTATTTTTCTCTTCCATTATTAGATCCTTCTTCTTTTAAAAAGTTGCTATAAGCCTTAAACCATCCTATCCATTTAGAGATAGCCCATACAGTTGATCCCCATATGAATGTCAATAAAAGAATAGCTAACCAAATAGATAAGGAATGTCTTATTACCTGATCCATCCAATCATAGATTTCGTTTATCATTTTATCTACTCTCTCTTGATACGCCTTTCATCTTTTCAAATGTCCGAAGTCCACCAAGTCCTAACATACCCATCAGTACTGTAGATAGCTGACTAAAGTCAAACTCTGGTAGTGCTTGATCTATTCCTCCAACAGCGAATCCAAACTGTAGAAGCGGAGCCAGAATGAAATGATAACTAAGAGCAACACCACAGACCCATCCAACAAACGGCCTCCATCCTGCTACAAAGATACTCTTATGTGCAGCTTCAGCTTTATTAACTTCAAGCTGTGCCATATTCGCGTCATGTAATGCTGTTTCTAATTCATGCTGTAGTTGCATCTTTAAGTCTTTATCAACTACAAACTTATCTACAATACTTGTTACTGGTCCTATTAATTTATCTATCATTTTATTCTACCTTTATTTACTTTATCTAGTCTTTCTTTAGTCTTTTTAATATGATCACTGTACCACCAATCAAATATACAAGGAATAAACCCGTGTATAAACATAACAATACAAGCTACTAAAGATCTTCCACTTTCTTTCAATGTAAAGTATAGATGTTCTATATATCCCATTCTTACATCTTTAGGATGATTAAAATTAAATGACTTCATTCTACATCGTTTAAAGGATTAGCCAATATCTGCTCTATCCTTTCTTCTAAGTCGCTGCGGATCTCTCGCAAGTCTTCATTTATAGATCTGATTTCATCATCCAGATCACTTCTCATGGTTCTTAGTTCTGCGTTCATGTCTTGAAATTGTGTTTGCATAGCTCTTTCTATCCCATATATATCATTACGAACTTCCCTTTGCGTTTCAGCAGTAGAAGATTCGATGCTTCTTGAAAGTCTATTTGACTCGTCTATGTCACGGGACACATCTTCAATATCGTTAGATACTCCAGCTATATCTGCTACGAGTTCTTCTCGTATAATGTCATAAACTGTCTCAAGTCTGTTAATCTCTGCTGTTATAGCTGCGGGTTGAAGTGCAGATAACTTTGCTTCTGCATCCAGAAGTCTATTGTATAGCTCAAAGCCTCCCCACAGCCCTCCTGAAATTGTCCCAAGTAAGGGCAGTATTAAAAGAAGCTTTCCGCCTCCTATCTTAATACCTTTATATTCTACTTCTGTCATATTAATTATACTCTACATTTACCATATCATTTAATTTCTTTTGAGACTTTCCAGCCATCATATAAAAGCTAAAGTTATTATCTTGTACATCATCTTCAGCATATAAAATAGTACTAAGATACCAACTACTACTATCAGGAACTTGGACCTGTTGCGTATACTGTGAGAAGCCTTCTCTATAGCCCATGAAAGCTACTGCTGCCGTCTGATCAGTATCAAATCCACCATCCTGCATCATAGAATCTAGCTGTTCTTGTAAGTTCTCTTGAGCAGCCTCTGCCCCTATCTGATCTGCTAAAGATTCTACGGCTTGTGCAATCCTCTGTTCACTGACTGTTGGTGGAGCTATATCAAATCTTCCGAAGTCTGGATCTTGTTGACTTAAAAAGGTTCCTATATCTCCTCCTACAGCTATTGCTTCATTGAAATCATCTTCAAACTGCATGTCAGACTGAGTAAAAGTTCCTCCATCTTCAAACATAAACTCCTCCTGAGACTGCTGTTCTTGCTGCTGTTCTGCTACTTCAAAGGGTGAGGTAGCTATTTCAGGACCAATCTCGGCTGCTTGAAACTCTTGAAGACCTAATGATTGTTCTTCTTGATCTCTTAGGAAGCCTCCATTATTTTCAGATTCTGATGAGCCTGTAGAAATACTGGAAGATCCTATAGCTTGTGATCCTGTGTCCCTTACTGAATTTAAAGCAACAGCAACAGCCTTATTAAAATTAACTCTAGAAGATGAACTTGAATTAGACTCTACAAGAATCTCTACGGGTTCTTCTTCTACAATTAAATCTTCTTCTTGTTCTTCTATAGCTTCTATATTATCTTCTTCTATTAACTCTGTATAAGCTTCTTCATTAATAAGAAGCTCTAGTTCTTCCTCATCTATCAAATCTTCTAAAGCTTCGTCTTCAATAAATAGTAGTTCAGTTTCTTCTACTATCTCTGCTAGTTCTTCAAGTACCTCTTCAGCCTGTTCTTCTAAAAGTGTAGGCTCCAATTCTTCTAAAGCTTCATCCTCTAGCCAATCATCTTCAACAGCTAACCAGTTTTCAGTGATTGCCAAGTCTTCAAAGATATACTCTTCATCTAACTGTGCAATATAAGAATCTCCATATTCTGTATCTACATCATAAATAACAAATTCATCAGTAGTAGGATCAAACTGCATGTCAATCCAGACAGGCTCATAAAAATCTTCTGTCTCTATAAAAATAGTTTCGTCTGAAAATGTAGGATCAAAGCTTTCAAGCTCCTGTTCTTCTGAGGCATATGAATCATAATAAGGTTCTTCCCAAAGTTCAGTTTCATATCCATAAAATTCTTCTTCTGATTCATAACCTTCACTCATATACATTTCGTCAGGAGAAAAGCCATACATATCATACTCTTCTTGACTGTAACTTCCATCTTCATACTCCTCATCCATTGTATACGAATCTTCTATCGCCTGTTGTTGAGCCATTGCTGACTCATATCCTTGACAAGAAGTGTGATACAATGGATCAAAAGTACATTGCTGATCTATGTATGCCTGTTCATACCCGGTACAGTCTGTATCATATAAAGCGTCTATACCGCATTGCTGATTAAAATAAGCCAGTGCGTATCCGCTGCAATTTACAGAATACAGAGGATCAGCGGTACATTGTGCCGTTATATCTACCTCTGCCATTAGAGACTTATTCTCTAAAGCTGTATTATGGGCTGTATTATTCCAATCACTAGTTACACAAGATCCAGAAACATTTGTAGATCCTGTAGAGCATTCATCGTGAAACAAGTACTGCTCATATTCTGTAGAACTTCCTTGAATACCAATCAGAACATCGTGCCTGTTAATATCTAGCTCTTCGTATCTGAACTCAATGTTATTAGAGTTCTCGTATAACCACATTTCAAACGTGTTATCGGAGTTTCTATGATACTCTCTTAAATCGTACCAACCAGCTATAAAATAATCATCACCGCTAGGATTATCAAAATACTTGGTAAGCATTCTAGAGCCACTATCCCTGATAAGATCAGTCCAAAACGGGTAGATAGTGTAAACTGTATCCGGTAGCGGATCTGGTGTATAATCATTACAATAGACTGTCGTAAACGACCAACAACCATTCGTAGACATGTATCCTTGAGTGTATTCATTGCCATAAAATCCAAATGTAAAACCTAAATTAATTGCTCCTGATCTACTATCGTCTGATATGTTCCATTGTGACGTGCCTGACTGATTCCTCAGATCGAGAATAGACGCTGACCCTATAGTGAAGTCAGTTGCACTTGCAAGTCCTCCTAGAAGAAGGCTAAGACTTGCACACAGCTTCGTCAGGCATTTCATTACAAAACTCTTCCTTTGTCCACACACGATATTCATATTCAGAATCACTGTCGGCCTCTTTAAAATTATGAGAAACACTAACCATACCGTCTGGTTGATCCTGTGGATTCCTGTCCCAATTCTCTTGGGCTTCTTCGCCTATACTGCCCATATAAGGACAAGGCGTTCCAGCCATTTCCATAGCTGAAAATACTCTTTCATCCTGACACATTAGACTAACAGCAGCAACCTTCATTCCCATATCATATAAGGTTTTTGAAAGTTTGATACGCTCACAGTTTGTATCAGTTACGCTTCTGCCTCCAGAGAACCCAAAGATTTGAGTCTGTAAAGCACCACTCACTCCTGTTGTACAGAGGTCTTGTGAATAAGAGCTTCCTATACTTGGAGCTATTGCGCTTGGAGGAGGGCTTTTAATTTCCTGCTCAATACGCTGTACTGTTTCGTTGCGATTAATGTTTTCGTTAGTATTGACATTTGTATTATTTGTCGTGACTTCCGAAGATGAAGTACTTTCAGATACCGAATTGTTATTATTCGTATTAGTAGCCGTAGCATTGCTTGTACTGGTTGATGTATTTACATTGCTGCTACTTACTGATTGATTAACAGTAGACGTATTAACATTGGTATTGGTTGCTGTAGAAGACGAACTAACTGTCGAGTTGTTGTTATTAGTGTTCGTGTTTACGTTTGTATTACTGTTAGTATTTGTTGATGTATTTGTATTAACATTAGTGTTGGTAGACGAGCCTGAATACGAAGTTGTATTTACGTTAGTATTATTATTTGTGTTGGTTGCAGTAGACGTATTAGTGTTCGTATTTGTATTAGTGTTCGTATTTGTATTAGTATTAGTATTGGTGTTTGTATTAGTATTAGTATTCGTACCCGTTGTGGTTGTCACAAGCGAATTTGCTTCACAGTATTGTGATCCTGCTGTACATGTCCCTGTCTGCTGAGAGAATGTTTCATTTGGAAGTAACCCAAATATAAGCAAGATAAAAATTATTATAAAATATTTGTCGAAAACAAAATTTGCCATTTCTTTTATTTTTCCTCTTCAATAAATTCAACATCGTTTCTTAACGTCCTCTCTACTTCTCCTAAAACCCAAGATGGTAAGTCGTCCATAGTTATATCTACAAAGATATGGTCTTGAGCTTTTTGTATATATAATTCTATAAGTTCTTCATAAAGTCCTCGAAACTCTTCCCTTTGTATCCACGGCTTTTCTTTTTTTGTACGCTCCTTACAATCTATTTTATAAGCACTATCAAGATCAGATTCTAAATATAAAAGCATTAGTATTTACCGTTGCGTATAATCTCTGTTAATTCCTTTGCCCTGTTACCAACTTGTTTAGACCACTTACTATCCATAAATTCGTTTGCTGCTGTATCCCAATCACTTTTCTCCATTGCGGTTAAAGCCTTTTTAAATTTTCTTAATCTTGTTTGACCTAAGTTAAAACTTATATCAATCATTGCATCCTGTCTAGCTTCGTTAAGTTCTGAAAACCAACCATACTCAAAGTCTAGTTCAGTTATAATACGGTCAATATCATTTTGTAATAGATAATCTATCTCATCTTCTGATAACCCAATGCCCCCTTCTGGATCTATGTTTCTTCCAACACCTATAGTAATCTTAGAAGCACTACACTTATAAGCATGAGTTTCCACGCCTTCATGGATCTTTAACATTTCTATTAGTTTATCGTTATTCATTTTCTCCATCCTGATAAAAAGGACTCATATTGTTGTTTATTCTTGGTATTGCATGTCTTGTGGCTTTATCTATAATAGACTTAGGAAGTGGTTCTTCTCCTATATTAATATTTTTCAAAGCATCTATTTCTTTAGGAGTTAATGTAGGAACCATTGCAGGTATTAATATTTCTTTCCCATCTATTTCAACACCAATAGATACTTCAGTCATAATTTTACCAGTTACATTATTTTTAATTGGACCTAAAAATCCCTGCATAGATTTATCTCTGTCGGTAGATACAGGATCACCTCCTTTTACTTCATCACCGTCTTTATAGCCATGTCTCGCTCTAGTCTCTTCAGGAGTATAAACTTTTGCTTTTCCATCTTCAATTAATTGTCTTATAGCCTGAGTTGCTTGGTCCCTTGTTTCTGCCTCAATCGTGAAACCTAGATCATGGTTAAAAAGATCTTGTGATTTTCTTCCACCTAAAGCTGAAATAACAGCGTCTGATTTTTCACGGGCATCAATTAAAAACTTAGTTAGTTTAGGACTTTCAGCATTTTTAGCCAACCATCCTAAAGCTAAATGTCGGGCTGCATCTCCTCGCCCTTCCCACGCTTCTTCTTCTGGATACATCTGATCTAAACTAGCTGCCCATTCCTTATCATCCTTAGAAAAAATTCCAAATTTATCAGCTAAGTTCCATAAAAAAGATTGGTTAGAATCTGTTACTTCATCCCCGTCTTTATAACCTTGTCTTCGTTGTCTTAAAGCACTAAGTAATCTCCCTCTGTTTATAGGGTCTTGGTTGTAACCTACTAACTTGTTATTTAACATAACTAAGCTTCTATCTTTTTGTCTTCTTTGAAGGGCTTCTAGTAATCCTTCTTCTACATAAGGTTCTCCAGTTAAAGGATTTACTCTATTAGCAGGATCTTCTTTAGCAAAGGGAACATCCTCTCCTTTTATTAAACCTCCTGTTACTCTTCTTTGTCTAAAAATTGATTCAAGGTCTTCTCTTTCTTGTCTTTCTCTTCTTATTAACTCCTTATAACTCCTTAAGCTATCTCTATCTCTTTCGCTAAGATTATCTAATTCTTCTTGTTCTGCTTTTGAAAGTAAATAATTGTAAGCTTGCCACTCAGCTTCTAATCTTAAAAGTAATTGATCGGCTCTATCATATTGCTCTTGTTTTTCTTCGGGACCAATCCTTCCTCTAACAAAATCTCGTTCAGCATCTGAATACATTCTATTATATAACTGATATTCTTGATTATATTCAAAAAGTTTTAATTCTTTATTTTTTTGTATATCTTGAGGTCGTAATTTAATTCCAAATCCATAAAGCCATGCTTCAAAAGGAGTATACTTTGAAGAATAGGGAGATCCTTCATAAGTTCCTAATAAAATATCTTGATCAATACCTTCTACTCTTCCTATTTCATATTGTTTTTTTAATCTTTCTGCTTGCTCTATTCTTTCAGTAGCATATGATCCGGGAATTAAAGGAATATTAGGGGTTTCTTTACGAATAAAATCTTTAATTAAAGCAAACTCGTCAGTTCCTACTCCATCAATATCTTGTCCTGTAAAGGAATCTTTTTTATATACAAAAGTTCCCAAAGCATCTCCAATGATACCAAGACTAGGTTGAAAAGGTGTAGGAACTCCCGGTATTCCCTGTTCTCTTTGCTCATAAATATCTCCACCGGGAACCCAACGACTTACGTCTAAATACTGAGACTGTCCTGTTCCTGATCTAAAAGGCATTTTAATAAGTGTAGGAGGCATAAAAGGAACATCATATAAAGTTCTAGAAAGCTCATCTCTTGCCGTTAGTCTTTCAGCATCTTCTGATCCTCCAGACATTTTATCTCCTACTTTATTAAGTAAGTATCCAGCAACTGCCCACTTAGCAAATTTTTCAGGTCGCATAATAGCAGCTTCTGCTAAAAGAGGAATAACCCTATAAGTATAACTAATAAATGGAGTTGTAGTTCTTCTCATCCAATCAATAACAGGAGCATTAATATCATAATCAATAAACCATTTACGGGCTTCGGCGGCTGCCTCAAACTGAGCTTTAGTAGTTGCTTTACTTAAACCTCCTGCCTTTTCCATACGATCCATAAATACTGCCATTCTAAAGAATTGATCTTCAAGTTGATACGCTCTTTCAGCCTTATCAACAGTAAGCCTTTTAATTGGCATCATATATTCGCCAATCGTTTGTGTCCATCCGGGTAGGTCGTAACCTAAAAATGTAGATTTTATAGGGGCAGCCTGTCCCGTTAATTTTTCTGCTGCTATAGAATAAGCATCTGCCCTTTTTTTATTAAATTCTTTTGAAACTAGATCAGCATCGAAAACTCCCATCTTTCTAGCAGCATGGTAAAGTTCAGACTTTTTATCAGGAGAAACCATTAATTCTTTAATAGCTCTTAGTAAATATTTTATTGAAGTATCTGATAAATCTAAAAGAAGTACATTAGATATAGTATTATTAACATGAACTGCTGGAATCCAAGCAGTCTTTAACTTCTTCCAAGTTGTTTGAACTCCTTCTAGTCCTTCAACCATTTCTCTTACTAGATCATTTTCTGATCCTCTAGCCCTTAACATATGATTAATATCTTCAAAAATAGGCTTTTGAACATATCTATCTGCTAAACTACCATAAGAATAAATACTAGTTCCTTTCGCTTTGCTTTTTGGAACAAGGGTATAGGTTATCTTTTCCTCATCACTTAACTGTTCCCATTGCTTCTCAGTGATAGAAAACCTTTTTCCTGTTTCATCACTTTCATTTGAAAGCCTATTAAAAAACTTAGCCATAGGAATATCTTGAGCAAACAATCTTCCTGTTTCTCCTATAGCAAAAGCAGCGTCTTCTATTTCTCCCATTGCTTTTCTTTCAATTTGAGTAAAATCTCTATGAACAACAACTTGTCCATTATCTAATTCTTTAACAATTTTAAACCCGTCTTGCTCCCAAGTTTTGCCTTCTGATCTTTTTGGACCCCTTTTTGTAAATGATGATTTAGCAATAGTCTCAGTAATGCCTCTCTTTCTAAGATTTTGTGCAACTATTTTAAGATTTTTTACTTCATTTCTAAAAGCTTTTTGTTGATCTGTACCTTCTAAATGTCTTTTATAAGTTCTATGAAGATAATTATTAATATTTTTTTCCCATGTTTCTTCATTTAATAATCCTAACTCGACTAATTCATTTCCATATTTTGAAATTTTTTCATTTGCTACGTTTTTAGCTTCTGTAAGTTTACCTTTTTGTTGCTTACTTAAATTAATATTAAGTGAAGATTCTAGTAAATCAATAGATTTATAGTCTCCGGTCATAAAAGAATAAAGTAATGTATTTTCTTCAGGCGTAAAGCCTTTAGATAAATTTATCATTATTTCTTCAAACTCATGTAGAATTGAATTTCTTGAATATCCTAACTCTCTTTTTAGATCTACTAAATATTTTTTACCTAAACCATAATCATTAATTATACCCCTAGATATTTTTTCTCCTAAAGTTTCATTACCAGTTAATTTAATACGTCCAGCTATATTTGTTCCAGCACCTAATCCTATACCCCACAAAGCTCCAGTAGCCATTCTTTCTAATATAGTAGCATTAGGATCGTTTGAAGCATTATAACCATACAAAGCTCCTCCTGCTCCTGTAAAAGAAGTACCCCAACTATTAAAGACTGCATTCTTTAAAGCAGTACGAGAATATTTTTCATAAAAATTAACTACAGGGGTCTTTAAAGATGTTGGATTATCAGCTATATCTTCTAGTTCATCTTGTAGCCTGTCACCAATAGATTCTTTAGAAGCTTGATCTGGATCTTGACCAGCTTGTTTAGCTTGTTGAGAAGCTTCTCTTGCATCTTCTGCTGCGTCCGTATTCCTTGCTTTAATAGAAGGTCTTTGTGGAATAGCTCTTCTTCCTCCTGTTAAAGATTCTGTAGGTCTAAAAGTTGGCTTTCTTCTATTTCTTCTTAGTATTATGTTTTGAACATGATCCATAGCATCAAATTCATCTATAAATCTTGCTGGTTTTAGATCTAAACCTAAATCATCTATTCGTTGTCCTGTAGCTGGATCAAATAATTCATCTCTTTGAATTTTAGTTGAAAACAATTCCTCAATCATATCTTCATCTATAACATTTCCATCAGAATCTAATTCTTGTTTAAATTTTATAGCTTGCCATTGAGAATCAGGATCACTAGCATCAACTCTTTGTATTCTATAAATACCTCTAACACTTTTTTCTCCAGAAATAGGATAAAGAAAATTAGGATCTATTTTTTCATATCCTATATCTTCTAAGTCAACTTTATTTCCATTTAAGTCATAAAAAACTTCAGTTTTAGTTCCTGTATTAGTATCTATTATTTCTTTAGTTCTAGTATGATCTATATTCGTTGCTTTAGACCAAGTATTACTAGATAATTCTGCATCTTCTGTTAAAACTCTTTTAGTAATCCCTGCTTCATCTGTTACTATTACTTCATCTAAAGGAGTAAGAGATCTAAATGGCCTATTTTGACTACGATATTCTAGTCTTTTATCTACTAATGTATCCCACTCATCATTAGTTTCAATTCCAAAAACTCTTCTTTTTATATGTATTGGTTGGTCATTGAAACGTGCAATCTCATCATCAGACATTTGAAATATTTTGTATTCTGTTTCATTTCCTGCAAAATTTCTAGCTACTCCTCTTCTTTCCTCTCGGTACTCCATCCTTACAGCTTCATCAGCACCTCTGCCTCTTAATTCACGTTCTCTTATAGAAAGAACTTTTGGATCTTCTCCTACGGCTGCTCTTTTTACTCTAGATCGTATTCTTTCTCGTCTACTATCTTTTATATATTTTTCTCTAGCAGACTCTTCAGGTTTTATATTTCTTTCTTCAAAAGGACTTGTCTTACCTCTCATTCTACTAAGTAAATGTACACCTCCTCCTAAAACTCCACCAGCCGTAGCTGCAATGGCTGCATTTTCTACTCTAGATTGCTCATCTCCTAAAAATCCGGGGGCATCTTCACTAACATATCCTGCTGCACCAAAGGCTCCTCCCGTCATTGAGCCATAGGTTAAAGCTTGTTTCATAGTTCTTGCTTTCTTATAAATTCCAATACCGGGAATCCAATTAACAGGATCTAAAAATACTGCTGACCCTAGAAAATTAGCTAAAGCTTCTGCTCCATGTTCCTCATCCTGTAAAATTTCTTGTAATACACGATCTCCTTGTTGTAGTTCTTCTAACTTTTCATCCCACCCTACAACCTCAGAAAACATTTGCTGGACACCTCTTACAGTATCAAGACCTCCCATCTTTCTAGCATGGGCCATAGCTTCTTCTTTAGTAGGATTTAATAAGTCGTTTCCAGAAACCTCTCTCATTCTTTCTAGAAAGGCCCACTCTTCGTTTGTATAATCAGATCTTTTCTTCATTATTCATCTTCTTGTAAATAAGTCCTAGACCCTTCTATTAATAAAGATTTTAAAGAATCCCAAAATTCTTGTGGTACTTCGGCTCCTGATATATCCTGCCATCTTCTAAGTTGGTTCTCCTCTATAAGACTTTCAGCCCTAGAAATAACATTTGGATTATCAAATCGACTTCCAAATGTACCCCTCGCAGGAGTTCTTAAACTAATATTACTATCTAATTCTAACTTATCTCTAATTTCATTATCATTCATTTCAGAAAGTGTTTTTAATTGACCAGCCGTTAAATTAGAAATATCTACTTTATCAACAGCAGTATTAAAAATACCTTCTTTTAACTCATATCTAATTGGTGTAATTATTGGATTACGTCCTCCAACCCTCTGTCCTCCTTTAGTATCTAAAGCTAGTTCTCCAGAGGTATCTAAAGACCTATCTTCACTTACTGTAGGAATTTCTACGGTTGTCTCACTCTTACTAGTATAGTATTCTCCTGAAGACAGATCTTTAAACAGATTAAAAGTTAAATTATCTGAAAACTCTACTCCCTCTATATTTACATTAAATAAACGAGCAAGCTCTTGTTGTGTAAATGCTTGTCCTTCTGCGTTTAATTTTATAAACTGCCCAAACAAAACCTCGTCTTCTTGATAGCTTTCCAAACCTTCTAACTCCGCAGTAGGAACAGCGTCTTTAAAAGCCTCTGTAATTAATGCAAAATTAGAATCTGATTGATCAGAACTTAAAGCTCCTATTAAATTTGAAGCATCATTTTTTTCTATAAAATCCGTTAGTTCACTTGAGTCAGTTGGAGTATTATTAGAATTTGAATAGAGTTTTGTAAATTCTGCATTGTATATTTGATTTAAAGTAGTTCCGTCCCTCATAGCAGCCAGTTGACTATTATCATCCTTGTTAATTTCAAGGCTACCATCAAGACTTTTAGTTGCATAAGGTTTCCCTTCTAACATTAATTGCTGACGTCTTAGTGCTTGATTAAAAATATTTTCTAGTTCTTTGTCTTCTCTATCTAAATCTGGTAGAATTAATCTCCCAATACCTTGAGTATTATTGGTTCTATTTACTTCTTGTACTATATCATAAAAAGACTCGGCTGTAATCTCACCATCAAATTTATCAGCGTCATCAACCATATCAAGTACAAGAGTTTGTCCTTCAGGCGTTAAAGTTTTTATGTAGCCCATCAAAGCATCATGGTTTACAGTAGCGGTTTCCCTAAAATAATCTCGGGTTTCGATATGTTCATTTCTAAATTCTATAGGTTCTCCAGTTAAACGATCTGCCCTGTGTATAATAGTAGTAATAGTCCGTTGTTCTTTATCTCCATTACCTACTCTAGTCCAACCTGAAGTAATTATTTGAGGATCACCTATTGGCTTTCCTTTTAAATTTCCTGCTTTAACTTCCTCGGCTAATTCGTCTAATAAAGAACTTGAGTCTTTAGAAGTAGCCCTAAAAGCTCTAACATTATTTCGGAATTGAGATAGCTGCTCACCCATTTCAGTTCCAAATAAAGCATCTAGTTTTGTATTTTGGTCATTAATTAACTGTTGTTCAGCATCTGCTAATGTTTCAGGAGTTTCTGTTTTAAATAAATTTGAAATTTTTCCTGTTGCCCAACTACCTACATTTCTAGGTAAGGTGTTATGAGATCTATAAAACTCATCAAAGTCTTCAAATGTAGGAATATCTAAAGAACTATCTAATATAGAATTAAAACTATCTAGGTGATTAGCTGCTTGGTCTTTAGCTCTTTTTAATATAGCAGATTGAAAGCCTGTTAAATTAATATTTGGCTCAGATCTTTGAGCATCTTCTAATAAAGAAGTATAAAATTTATCAACTAAATATTGCTCTCTAGATTTTCCTGATTTAAGAATTTCATTATGAACTCCTCTCCAATGAACTCCATTTTCAATCGTAGCCTCATAAGCTGCTCGTTTAGGAGCTTGACTTCTCTCAAGAGCATCAGCCCTGCTATTTAAAACTGCATTAGTTCCTTGTACAGCTAAATTTGCAAGAGCTAATCTTTTATGAAATTTCTCTTGATCTTCAGCTATGGCATCCCTTCTTTTTCGTACTTCTGAAAAAGTTTTTTCTGCAAAATCTACAGAAGACCCTCCTGATCCTGTATCATATAAACCCATAACTTACTCCGTTCTACCTAGTAAGGTTTCTTCTTGAGACTGTTCAGTTCTCTGAAGTAAACTTTCAGGTACTTCTATTGATTGAATTTGTTCCATAATTTCTGAAGGAATAGCTCCTTGAGGCACAGAAGAAATCTGTCCCGTTTTTTTATTTACTATAGAATTTAAATGTTTTGTTTTTGTTTCAGTGATAACTGCTGATTCTTCTTCATCTAAATCATCTTCTTCATCACCAGTTATTCTATATTCAATTCCTGATTTTTCTGATAAAGCCATTAAAACAAAAATCAAAGGCTCTATTAACATCATCAACAAATCTGGATTCCATTTGCCTTCTCGAAATCCTGTATACAAAATATTTAAAGCTATATCTGTAAGAGGCATACCACTATTAATGGCTTTCATTAATGGCATAAAAACTTCTTCCTTTAAGAGTTCAGATACTGTATCGTCTAAGGCTTCTCTGAAATTTGTATACTCAGGTTGCCCTTCAAATGGTCTGATTTCTTCAGGAGAAGAGGTTAAAGATTGTCCGGGTATAGGAGGCTGATGATTTACAAAAGCTTCTATACCTGCTGGATCATAAGATCCTAATTGTTGTTGTGCCATTTTTTATTCCTATGCCATTAATTCTAAACCACGCATATTATTATAATAATCTGCTGTACCATCGTTACCTACACTTTTTACATAATCATAGTTTAATAGGTTAGTTCCTGCCCAAACATTTCCTCGTTGCTCACTCATCATATTTACATTTCTAAATATTGAACTATCCCCAAACATATTACTTAAAGCAAAAAGATTAGGTTCTTGTCGAATAGTCTGTAATATTTTTTGTTGTGGAGGATCTCCTGCTATTGCATAGGCAAGTCTACTAGCTCCTCCTTGTCTAATAGCTGGATTAATTATATCCTCTCCAACATCAAAGTCTTTAAAGGAATTAACAACAGAGTCTCTTTGACCTATAACCCACTCTTTAGCTTTTGATGTCCAAGGCTGTCCTTCTTCTAAGGCTTGGAAAGTTTGTGCAGATATATCTTCAATAGAAATAGGACTTGGTGATGTAACTTCTGGTCCTACATTAGTACGACCTAAAATACTTTCACTTTGAAAGGTTGCTCCTGTATCAGCTATAGTTCCAGCAGGAGTAGTACTTGCCGTTAGATTATTTAGATCTATTGACTCTTCCATTCTTCGTATATAATCTGGTGTTGCTTCACCAAACGATACATCAGGAATATCACCGCCTATTTGAGATTTAGGAAGGCTAAGTTCTGATGGACTTCTATACTTACTTCTAATAGATTCTAAATCAAATTCTTTAAGCCTTGTTTCAGAATCATAACCTATTAGCTTATTAACTCCATCTGTCAAAGAACTGGTTCCTGTTGTTTCTCCAATCCAATCAATAGATTTACCTATTTGATCTCTAATAAATGTAAAGGGTTTCATAACCGTAGTTCCTACAGTATGTATTGCGTTCATTGTATGACCTAGAGCTTTTAGACCTACATTAGAACTAGCTGCTAAAGTATTAGCCCAAGTACCCGCAGTACCTGATGCAAATTGTCCAAATAAACTACCAAGTCCTTGCATTGCATAAGGCATTAAAAACATCATGCCTATCTGACCTACAAGACCTAGTTTGCCTACAGCACGACCTATTTTTTTGACAACTTTTTTAATTCCTTTGCCAATTTTTTTAGCGACTTTTTTAATTCCTTTCCATGCCTTTGAAAATATATTTGCCATTTATTTATTCCTCAAATTAAAATTATGTCCACATGCTATTTATAATTGAACTAATGCTCTCGAAGTTAGAACTCCAATTAGCAGCAGCACTTCCTTCTGCACTAGCAGCAGCTATCATTGCTTGAACTTTTCTAGTTGCTTCATTATCTGCAAATTTAAAATCATAGTCTGCCTGATCTCTTAATTCTTGCCATAGAAAAGATTGAGCAGCATTAGTTAAAGCAAAAGCATTTTGAGCATTTTGTTGATTAACTGCATTCTGAGCAGCAGTATCAGCCGTATTTGCTTGCCTTCTCCATGTCGTATTAGAAATACGAACCGCTTGCTCATTCTGAGCGTTCCATTGCTCTCTATTATAATCCATTTGTGAATTAAATTCTGAAACTCTATTTAGAATTGCAGCGTTTGCTTTATTTTCCTCAAACTCTAAACCAGCCCTTCTCATTTCAGCAGCATTTAATTGCTGTGTATTAAACTGTCTAGCTGCATTTAAATTTTGAACATTAAACTGATCTATTTGAGAAGCTAAATTTGCCATAAATTGATTAGTTTGATTTTCATTGGCAGCATTTATTTGTCTTGCAGCATTAGTAGCTGATTGATTACTTAACAATCTTTGCTGTTCTTGTTGCCCCATTAACATAGCTACTTGTTGAGCATTAGATAAATTTGACATATCCATTGATAAAAATGATTGTGCATTTTGTGCAGCTATTCTAGTCCTTTGATCTACCGTAGCCATATCTAAAGAGGCTAAAGCTGTTGCGTTCTGTAAAATTGCTTGTTGTTCTGCATTTAAATTAGTCGTAGTAGCAGTTTGCATCCATTGACTATTAGCTAATTCAACTTGTTGCTCAGTCGTAAACTTAGACATATCCATGTTCGCAACCATTGTTGCATTTTGCATAGCACGTTGTTGATCTACATTTAACTGAGCTACACCCATTTGCTGTGCAAGCTCTGCATTTTGCAGATTCATTTGCATACGCTTATTTAAATTTGTAAGTTCTGTTTGTTGTGAAGCACTTAAATTTTCAGAACTTGCCTGATTTAAAGCAGTTAAATTAGCTAATCTTACTTGTTGTTCTGAGGATAAATTAGCTTTCCTCATGTCCTGAGTAAATGCTGCATTTTGATTCATAAACTGAGCAGCAGTTTGATATTCTAATAGTCTACCCTGTTGATCGGCAGACATGTTTTCTCTTTCAGTTTCGTTAAGAATCTGCAAGTTTGCAAGGTCTGTTTGTACACCAACATTTAAATTTTGTACAGCCATTGCTTGCTGGTTTTGAGCATTTAAAGCTGTAGAATACTGTCTATTTTGTAAGTTCTGTACCCTAGTTTGTTGCTGTTGAGCAGCAGAAGCCATGACTGCTTCTTGTCTAAACTGTCCTTGTTGTACCCCCATCTGTTGAGCCATCTGAGCAGTTTGACTAGCAGCGTCTTGACGATTAGCTAAGTTCTGCATACGAAGCTGTTGCTCTTGTTGAGCCTCTGTTAAATTAGCCTGTTGCTGATTTGATAAATTTTGAGTTGCCCTTGCTTGTAAAGCCTGTGCATTGTTTTGTGCGATTGGTAAAGCACTTTGAATAATAGCATTAAATAAAGAATCTCTAGCTATTGTAGAAACATCTAATCCTCTTTGAGCCATATTTTGAGAAACCATATCTACAGCAGGTTTTGCCCATGCAGGTATATTTCCTGATTCTAGACCACCTACTAATGATTCCATCTGTGCAGACATAAGAGCTTCTGTAGGTAAGGCTGCAACGGCTGCTTGAACTGTTACATCTTCATTAGCTATTTGTGCTTCCATTGTTGCAGGATCTTCTACAATCGCTGCTGCAATATCTTCAGGTATAGCACTAGTTTCTGCTATCATTGTAGCAGCAGCACCTGTTCTAGCTGTTCCCTGCACTGAACTTCTTTGAGAAGCCTCAAAACCTAATGTATTAATAATTTGAGCAGCTTCTCCTGTAGCAGCTTGTCCAGTAATAGCATTTCTTGTCTGAAGTTCAGCATCTGGTGTATCTGATACTTGTCCAGCAATTCCACTAACTTGTGGGACATATGCTCCTGTAGAAATTATTGCATCTACTGTATTAGCTTTTGAAGAATCTACTACAGACTGAGCAATCTGAGAAGCTGCTGCTGGACCTGATAAGTTTCTTATTTCATTAACTTGAGCAATAGCTTCAGGTGAAAGTTGTCCAATAGCAGATTGTATTTCAGGAACTTGTGAAACTAAATCAGCAGCTATTGTTGCTGCTTGAACTTGATTTGGATCTCTAGCTTGTCCTATATCTGAAATTGTTGTAGCAGTTTCTGGAGTAGTACGCCCCATAGTTTGACCAGTAATACTAGTATCTCCAACCATTCTAGCTGCTTCTGCTGTAGTCCCTTCTTGAGAAATTTTAGCAACATCAGGTGTAGGAACAGCTTGTGGAGGTAGTATTCCTTGAGCTATATCTGTAGCAGTTCTACCAGTTTCAGTAACTCTAGAACGTCTTTCTTCATCAAAAATATCTCTCAGTGTATTATCACCAGCCCTAGGTGTCACATTGTCATGTCCCGGCTCATTAGGATCATGTGGGGACCATGTGTATTCCGGTGGATAACCAGCAGCTTTATCTTCTGGTGTTCTTTGGTCCTTGCGAGTATGGCCTCCTTTATCAAAACCAACTCTACCACCTTTACGATAGTCTTTGCGTAAATAGTTTGCCCTTGCTCTTTTATTCTTTCTAGCCATTATATATTCCTATCAAAAAGTCTATCTATTTTCTTCTCAAGCTTTCCAATACTTTCTAGAATCCTATCAATATCGTCTGCCAGTTCTACTTTAGTAACATAGTTACCTGCTAATTCTTCTCGCGTCTTATTTAAAAGAATGTCAATCCTTTTATTTTCTGCTGTGTTTGCTCTGATCGTGTAAAAAATAGGAGCTAGTACCAGAGTTATAAAAGCGTTCCAAAGTATGTAAGCTGAAAGTTCCATAATTATCCTATTGTTTTTTGTACTGATATAGGCGTAACTTTTTTAGCTATTTCAGCATTTAGATTTGTTTTAATTTCAGTAACTTTATCAGCGGTTAAAGCTTCTTCTACCCATCCTTGAACCTTTGCAGAATTAAGACTAGCAAAAGCTGTAAAGTTTGATAAGTCTGAAGTATCTAGTGGTTGAGTGCCTATTGCTGTAGCAGTTTGTGGATTCCCGTCTGAATCGTTATTAGTCCCATCTGTAGCTGTTAGTCTCCAATGTACGTTATGAACTACATCAGCTTTAGAATCTTTTGTAGGATAAGTATCTACAGTTTTCACATCCCATGCATAAGATATTGCCATTAGTCTCCTCCTTTGAGTATATTAATTTCAGACTGCAAAGCTTCAATCTGTTCTTGTTGTTCTTGAATAGCTTTAATCAAAATAGGAGTCAGTTTCAAATAATCTAAATTATAATCCGATTGTTTTTCATCTTCATTAGGCTCATGTTGTAATAACCATGTACTATTTTTTTCTATGCCTACCTCTTCTAAAGATTGTTCTAAATCTTGTGCAACTAAGCCATACATTTTAGGACAATCTTCACTATCAATCTTGTAGTTATATTGGCTTGGCTTTAATTTATTTACCAGATTTAAACCTAAATCTAAATCACTAATATCTCTTTTAAAGTTTCTATCAGATGGCAGGGAATTAGCATTTGTACTTATACTTCCAACACTAGAACCATCGTAGTAATAGCCTACAACGACTCCATGACTATCTGTTCTATTTAAAGATAAACATTGTCCATCATTTATAAAGGCACTGTCTGATCCGGGGTTTAAATTTATTCCTGCGGTATTATTCCAAGTAGCATTAGTTCTACCTATACATAGGTTTCCACCAGAAAGAATACGCATCCTTTCTGATGCATTAACATTAAATGCAAGTACGTCTGCATTATGATCGTAGTTGATAAAACCTATATCTGCATCGCCCGAATCTCCAAATGCAATCATTGAGTTAGCATTAGTAGCAGAAGCTATAGTTAGTCCTGCATTAGTACTACCTTCTAAACATAAAGTATTTGCTGAAGCATTTAGAGTACCGATTGAGCTATCAGCAGTTTTTACATGAAGTTGAGCTAATGGTGAAGTTTCACCTACACCTACTTTGTTATTAAAATACGCGCTACCCGCATCTGACATATCCAATGTAAGAGCTTGAATTGTAGAACCACCATCATTCCCTTGAAATACTATATCTTTGTCTTGAACATTTGCTGTTATATACCAATCAGAAGAAACATTTGAGTAAGTTGCAATAGTTGTACCTGCATCTTTAAATCTAAAGTCACCACCATCAGCATCAAGGATGATGTCTCCTGCAACGTCTAGTGTTAGGTCGCCGTTCTGCGCACCTATTGTTCCGTGTGTTCCATCGCTGTATATTTCTATATCGCTTCCTGCACCTAAACTTAGCACGCTACTATCACCAAGTTTTACTGCATCATTAAAAGTAGCCGCACCTGCTGCTGACATATCAAGGGTGAGGGCTGTTACCTCAGAACCACCATCATCTCCTAGAATTTTAAAGTCTGCATCTTGTGTATTTACTTTTACTTGATAAGTTCCTGAAACATTAGACCATGTAGCAATACTAGTTCCACCATCTTTGTATCTCCAATCACCACCATCCGCATCTAAGGTAATGTCTGCTGCGGCATCAATAATAAAATCATCTGTAGCTGTAAGTGTATCGCCATCAATAGTCATTTCATCTACGACAACACCCGCATTAGCCGTAACTACTCCCGATACACCTAGAGTGCTTGCCATGTCTACAGCACCATCAATGTCTACTACATCGAGATTGGCTGTGCCGTCTACATCAATATCTCCAGCAACCGTTAGACCTGCCGCACCTACCAATTTCAAATCATCAGCAGACTCGTCCCAAAGCATATAAGCTCCAGACGTAGCCCCGAAGAATTTCACATCGTATCCTGTATCGTCTACACCAACAGTCACGGTAGCATCAATCTGAGTAGCGCCATCAATATCTACAGCATCTAAATTAGTCGTACCGTCTATATCTGCATTGCCTGATATATCTAGAGTTGCTGCATCTAGTTCTCCAGTTAAAGTAACATTTCTAAATGAGCCTATGTCTTTATTACTATCTACAACAACTCCAAGACTAGCAGATACTGTCCCTGCCGTTACATTATCAAGAACATTTAGTTCAGCAGGAGTAGAAGTAATAGCAGTTGTAGTTGCTGCTGCTAGAACAGGTATATACCCACCTTGATTAATTAAATATTGTGTATGGTCTGCTGTAGGATCTACAATAGATAGCGTAGTTTCGTGCGCATCTGCTGTAGCTCCTTCAAAGATTATAGCATTAGAAGCTTCCATTGTAACTGTATCAACAGTTGTGGTAGTTCCTGCTACACTTAGATTAGGAACAAGAAGTGTTCCGGTACTTGGATTATATCGTAAAGCCCCTGTATCATCTAGTAAAGAATCAGACTCGTCATGGAAAACTACAGGGAAATTTGTATTGGCTGTACTATCTGAAACTGTAACTTTAGAAGATGTTCCAGTTACATCGCCTGTCAACGGCCCTGCAAAAGCATCTGAAGTTACAGTACCATCAAAGAAAGCATCTTTAAATTCTAATGAGCTTGTTCCAAGATCTATTTGATTATCTGTTACAGGATATAAAGCTCCTGATGTAAGTGTGAGTCTAGCAGCGTTATCTACCTTAAAATCAATTTCATTTGCTGTTCCAAAATCTATTGCTGTCTGAGAGTCCTCACCCATTATTAGATCAGTAGCATAGATAGATGTAATACCTGTCTGTGCTGCATCTACTGAAAAGTCTATAGTATTATCAGCATCTTGATAAGTAACTGTAATACCGCTTTCAGTATTACTTGATACCATTGCTCCTGCTGTGTCTGCAATATATTCAGCCAATGTAGTTCCATCGACTGTATAAGCATCGGCTTCAAGAGTACCATCAATATCAGCATTACCTGATATATCTAATGTAGTAGCATCCAATTCTCCTGCGACTGTAACTACACCGTCTGCAAGAGTAATAAGATCTGTATCGTCTGTATGACCTATCGTAGCTCCGTTGATATTAACATTGTCAATAACGGCTTGTGTAATTGCACTGTTAGTACCTAAAGTAGCTCCGTCTACACTACCTCCGTTAATATCAGCCGTATCAGCTACTAAAGCATCTATATTGGCTGTACCATCTATATAAAGGTCTTTAAACTCGTAAGAGCTAGAACCTAGATCAATGTCATTATCAGTTGTTGGTAGTATAGTTCCATTATTAAAAGTGATCTGTGTCTCACCGCCTGTTGTTACTGTAATAACATCAGAGCCTGAGAAGGTTACACTTGTATTAGTGTCTCCATCACCTGTAATAGAATCTAGTTGTATGTCTCCTACATTAGTAATATCTGCATCATTAAAGCTTGTAGCTCCTAATGAGTTTGCTGCTGCCGTAGAAGTAAGACCAGCAGCCATTGTAACTCCACCACCATCTGCAATCTGAATAGCATCATCGCCATCTGTAAATGCAATAAGTGGAGTTTGTAATTCTGTGGTGACTTCAAAGTTTGCAATGGTGTCTATAGAACTTTCAAAATAAGTTTCAAAATCTGTCAAAGCAACTTGCTTCATCGTGCCACCATCATTAACGACAACCCTATCAGCATCTGCTAGTGTTGTAGATGTAGCACTTGTGTCTCCATCCATTATATTCAATTCAGCAGCCGTAGCTGCTATTGCAGTACCATTAAAGTTTATAGCATCTGCATAGACAGTTCCATCAAAGTAACCGTCTTTAAATTCGAGTGAGCTTGTACCTAAATCTATATCATTATCTGTAACTGGTACAATAGCTCCGTCTTGTATTCTAACTTGCTCAACTGCCGATGAAGAAACTTCAACAAAGAATCCCCAACGATTGTTAGTGCTGTCTGCTACAATTTTATTAAGAAAATCTTGATCGCCTATCGTATGGATATTACCACCTTCAGCAGCAGTACCGTCATGTTGGTGTCCAGTTGTTCCGCTAGATGCGTAAGCAAAAGCATTTAATATTTGGTTGTATTCATTATTAAACAGAGCAGCAGTAATTGTGTCTCCGTCACTAAACGAACTCTGTCTTGTATAAGTTGTTCCCATTATAATCTTCCTGAAGGTCTATAATTTATATAAAGTCCATTAATAATATATGGAGGATTTGTATCATCACTATATATTCTAAAAAAGTTACTATGTCCACTTCCTGTTAAAGCCTGTCTAATTAAAGGTTGTTCCAATGCTCCAAATTTATGTGTATTAAAAACGGCAGTTCCAAAAAGTGCAGGGATAGAAATTGAATCTAACTCAAGATCTAAAGGCTGCGGAATATTAGTATCTCCGTAATCATAGTTTACTCGCAATGTAGGTTGAATTGTTCCTTCAGGAGTAAAAGAAATTTTTACATGATCTAAAGTTTTTAATGTTCCTAAATCCCCATAATCAAAATCTGGTGACTGATATTCAGCTACTATATTAGTTTCTGATCCTGCTGGATTAAAAGAATCTCCTGTATCGTGGTTATAAACATAACCATCTCTATCGCCATGATAAAATTTTTCTAAGCCACTAGAATTAAATCCTGATGTAACTGAAGGTGCTATAATTCCTACTGTTTCAGACCATTCAAACCCATTTTCTCTTAGTGTTCCTATAATTCCATAAGAATTAGTAACAGTTCCCGATGATGTACTGTAATACATTCTATATTGAGATTTATCTCGAATTACTACACTACTAAAATCATAACTACTAGAACTTCCTACAATATCATTAATAATAGGCTGTATTGATTTACTAATAGTACCTAATTCTACGTCACCAATTCTCGCTGTTCCTGCAATAGTTCTAAATCCATCGGGAGCCAAGAAAATAAGATCTCCTGCCATTTCTTGAATTGTTTTACCATCTATACAGCCAACATTTTTAGTAATAGGAGTTACAGTAATAGTTGATGAGTTATTAATATTTTCTAGTTTATAAATAGAATTAACACAGAAAATAATTAAATCATCTCGAAAGCTTTTTAATCCTATAACTTTATCATCTAGTACAATACTACCAGAACCAGTACTTGAAAAATCATCAATATCACTTGTCCCACTATAATAAATAGTATTAGGGGCAGATGAAGCTCCAGCAACAACTAAATGCTTGTCGTGAATAACGCAATATTTAGGATAAACAGAACCACTTACAGTAATTTCTTTACAGAAATAAGTTCTATTACTTAAAGCTCCTGAACCCGTCATTTTAAAATACATGGGTTTAACACCAGAACCTTCATCCGTAATAATTACTTCTCCATAAGTAGAATCTCCATCATACGTTACTAAATGTGCTGTACTTTGAGAGGTTCTAGCA